AACGGGAGTAGCAAGATTAAGCCAACCACGCCAAATATAATCAAAAAACTTAGAGGCCATATCACCTCGTTCCAAACGGCGCGCGACCTTAGTAGCGACACGCCAATACGCATCTTTTGGAGTTTCTCCTTCCAAAAGGTAACCTTTACTAATTGTTTTAACATATATTTCTGTATTTGCCCACGATGGGAAATCGACATCCAACTCCCATCCTAATTCTTCTCCAAAATTTTTCATTTTTTTATGAATACCCCATTTTTAGTTTCACCTTTACGGTCTTTTATTTCATTCCAAGCCGCTTCTAAACATTCGGATGGGTGTACTCCTAATTGCATTGATAATATAATCAATGTTACAAAGGAATCACCGATACCATCTATCAATTCATCCCTATTGTTTTTAAGTAAAGCTCCAGCAGTTTCTCCAACTTCTTCTACAACTTTTAACATTTGTTTAGGTGCGTTTTCAGCTTTTAAGATATCTTTATCTTCAGCCCACCCTATTACGTTTGTAATTAATTCATTAAATTCCATAACTTATTCTTTTTTTTTATTATTACCACATATCACTAAAATCTTCACCTTCACCAGCCTTTGCATAATCGGTTGGCCTTACTGCGAAGAAATCTGTATGTGTTATTCCACCAGTCAAATGATAAAACCAATCTAAGTTGGCTGCTTTATTATCATTAAACTCAAATGTAGGTTCATACCCTAATTCTTTTAACTTTTCATTACCTCTTTTTGAGATAAACTCTTTTAAATCAGCTGATTTTAAGTTTTCTAAATCGCCTTTCTCAAATATCATATCAATGAAATTATGTTCCATTTCTATCATATGTTTTGCTGCTTCATTTACATCATCCTTAACTTCATTATGGAGTTCAGGATATTCGTTACACATTTCTCTGAATAACTGACAACCCATCTTAGAATGTAGTGATTCATCTCTTACAGACCACTTCATTTGCTGTCCGATTCCCTTCAGAAGATTTCTCATCTGAAACGAATATAGAACTGCAAATGAACTATATAAGGAAACACCTTCTGCAAATGCTGAGAATATTGCTAATGAGCGGGCTACTTCTTTTCTGGCATCAGGATTTGTTTGTAAATCCATATGTGTCCAATCAGCAGAGGTAGCGGTTAGAAATTCAAACTTTTCTGCTATTGCAGGTTCATGTAAGAACGCTTCAAAATCTTCTAATCCCAAAGATTCGTTTAGGTATGAGTATGCAGTTGCATGAATTGTTTCTTGCGAACCGAACATCATAGCCATTTGTTTAATTTCATGCTTTGGAAACCACTTAGTAACCATAGTAGTCCAATAATCAGATACGGCACATTCAGTTTGAGCGAATCCTAATAGGATATTACCTACTAAATTCTTTTCTTCTTCTGATAGGTTTTCATTCCAATCTTTAATATCACCTTGCATTGGTATCTCAGTATGTAACCAAAATGCTTGTGCTTGTTTTAGCCAACCCTCCGTATAATACTCTGGGTATTCGAATGGTTTATACTCTATTCTCTCTTTAAATAATTCCATTCTTTTCCTTTTAATTTTGTTAATTTAAGTTCTTTGGGGTGGTAATAAATATAGATTAAAAATCAATATCTGTTTTTAATTCGTTGTATTTTTGCAACAAATTCTTTCTTACTAAACTCTCCCCTTTATTCATATCACTTTGGGTTTGTTTACCATCAACAGAGTCATCTGAATAAATACTCATCCTACCATTACTCATATTTGCTTTAGATGGTAGAGTCATACCATCTGGTCCAAATCTGTTTTTGATTACATGCCATCGACCCGTTCCTGCTAACTTATCTTCAATCTTTCTACTCAATGATACCACAAAATCAGCAGTCATCAATTTTGAGAATGAACCTGCTATTGAAGTACCTGTAATAACATCTGCATCTGCTCCACTTCGATTAATTTGTGATGCTGTATATAAAGGACATTCATATTCACCAGCAATACCCCTCAATCCTTCTACTAATTCTTCTAACTCCTCATGTCGTTCTTTTCTGCTATTACCCTTTAATAAATCAGCGTAATCACAAATTATCACATCAGGGTTCTTACCCTGCAATACTAATTTATCAAGACTAGCTCTTATTGCGTTCAATCCAGCAGATTTAGTAGGCCAATACTTAACTATCAATTCGCCTGGTAAATTAGAAACCTGTCGTTCTACTTCTTCGATGTTATATTTTAGGTTAGGTACAGCAGTACCTGTTAGTATAGCATCATATCTCTGACCTACATAACCTTCGTTTAACTCTAATGTATAATGAACCACAGTTTTACCAGCTTTTACAGCTGCCATCCCAACATTAATTAATGCCCAAGATTTACCAATACCCGGAGGTGCTGCGAATAGTATAAGTTCACCCTTTCCAAATCCACCATCAACTAATTCATCAACAACATCCCATCCAGTCGGAATAACATTTCTAATGTTTGATTCGTATCGTGCTTTAACATCTAATTTGTATTCATGCCCGATATCAGTATCTTGACCTGATTTCATAGCGTTATCAATCTTTTCTTTGATAACATCAAACTTACCTTCTTCAAGTAATTGAACAGATTCTAAGATAGCACCCTTAAAGTTTTGGTTTTTACAAAACTCTAACGTTTGTTCCTTAACATACTCTAAATCATCAGATTCTATTTGATTCCAAACTTGCTTTAAGTTATCTAAGACCGATTGTTTTAGTACATCCCTCTGTACCTTATCTATTTCAACTTTAAATACATCTAATGTGGGTAATTTAGAGAATTCATCAAAATGCTTTAGTATTATCTTTACTAACCACTCATTAGCTTCCGAATCAAAAGCCTCAGGCTTCAAGATATCATATACCGTTTGTAGGAATATTCTATCAGATAATAGCGCTGATATTATTTTTATTTGAAAGCTAGTCCCAAATTTCTGCCCGAATGTATCCATAGTTTTTTATTAGTACTTTGTAAATATACAACTTTTATTCTAAACTAACAAGCTATTTTCTAGTTTGTTTTGAATATGTGTCTAATTCTGTCCAAGTGTTTGATAACCACACCTCTATATTCTTAAAAGCAGTGTATAGTTTATCAACCATAAAATCTTTTTTGAACTGAAATGAGTTTAACCCTTCAATTGGTGAATCTACCACACTACGGATTGTTGAGGTTATTGCAGAAGATAACATATCTGGTTCTTTTAACTGCATTAAATCGTAGTTCAATGTTAATACATCTTTACTACCCATTATCTTTGCTTTTAGCTTCTCATCATCAAGATTCTCTACATTTTCAAACAATTTATCCATGCTCATATTATCTTCTTGAAGGAATGGTAACTTATTTAAAATTGTTTTAGGGCCTACACCCTTAACACCTGGAATATTATCTGATTTATCACCATCGAAGATTCTGAAATAGACTAAGTTCTTTGATGGAACTCCATATAACTCTTGCACATCATCTTTGTACATCCATTTCTTTTTAGTTGGTTGATATACAGATATTCTGTCATCAACTAATTGTAAGAAATCTTTATCAGATGAGATTATCATAACTTCTTTTTTGAATACATGCTTTGCAGCATATGCCATAATATCATCAGCCTCAACATAATCTACGAAACATACATCAATGGGTAGTAAATCTAAGTATCTCATCAACGTATTGAATTGATTCTTCATAGATTCTCTCTGGTCTTCTAAATCTTCGTATCCAGCTAATCTGTTTACCTTAGTCATCCCAGTTCTACCTTCCTTATAACCTTTATACATTTTCTTTCTACGAGTAGAACCACCCTTTCCATCAAATACCATAAAAACTCTAGTAGGTTTATTGTTTCGGATAAGAGCGCCGAGGGATAACAGAAAACCTGTTACCCCACCGACGTGATTCCCATCGTCATTTAAAGTTGGAACTGCTCCAAAGCATCTGATAAACATATTAAGACCATCAACAATCATTACTTTATCATTAACATCACCATGTGATGTTTTAGATAGATTGTCAACCATTTCTTTATATTTCGTGTGTATCATCTAATTGCGTTGTATCTGTGTTTGCGTTTTCGGATGCTTCTTTGTATCCTAAAATATATGCATCACAAATTTGTTTATACATTTCCTCTTTTATCTCTGGTTTCTCTTCCAATTTACCTTGAAAATCTTTTGCTTGAAATTTGATAATCTCACCAGTCTCTTTGGAAGTCCATGTGTACCATGCACCACCTTGTTCTAGTAACTTATATGTTTTCATAGTGTTAAGCCATGAAGCATATCTATCAATACCTCTATCAAAATAGATTTCAAAATCTATTGAACGTAATGGTGGTCCCATTCGGTTTTTAATAACCTGAACTCTTGTCTTAATACCGACTGATTGGTCAACCCCACCAATTTTAGCGTTAAGTTTACCCATCTGTTTCATTCTCAATCTACAAGATGCGTGAAATCCTAATGCTTTACCACCTGATGTTGTATATGGGTCACCAAATGATACCCCCATTCTAACTCTCAACTGATTTGTAAATACCACTAAGATTCTCTCTCTTCCGATAAGATTTGTAATCTTTCTCATTGCTTTTGAAATGATTATAGCCTTTTGGGTTGCGTAACCCGCTTGGTCATAATCTGCAGCAAGTTCTACCTTAGTGGTAGCTGCTGCTACTGAATCAACTACAATTGTTACTAATCGTTTCTTATCAGATTTTCTTACTGATTCAATAATCGAATCCATTGCATCAAAGATATCTTCTACCGTTTCCAAAGGTACATAAAGTAACTTTGCGGTATCAACACCTAATGCTTCTAAAAACTCTTGATTGATAGCGTTCTCTGTATCTATGTATACTGCTAACCCACCCTTTTTCTGGCAGTTTGCTAATGTATGTGCAGATAATAGAGATTTTCCACTCGCTTCTAAACCCGTAACCTCAACTATTCGTCCAACAGGAAACCCACCATTCGGTCGATTCGATATTGCTAAATCCAGCATATCATCCCCAGTAGACACCCACTCCGTTAAATCGGTGGGTGTCTGTTCTGAGCCATCTAAGAAATATGCAGCTTGTGCCTGTCCTTTGAACTTTTTATTAAGATTAGTGGCGAGAAGTGAAGATAATTCATCACGTTTCGTTGCCATATCCTAATTTTAGTTATTAAATAAATCATCAAATGCATCCTTTACATCTGCCGTCTTCGAAGAAGCTGCTGATGCTTGTGGTGCTGATGTTTGTGGGGTATCACCTTTAAATGGTGATTCTGTTTGAGTAGGTTCAGTTTCAGATTCAGCATCTTCACCAACTTTCCCAGTTTCCATCCAAGTTTCCAACAAACCTTTCATTTCATCATAATCATATTTTTTGAACATACCTGGTAGTTCAATTTGGTCTTTCAACATTGCCAAAACATTCTTATCTTCTGAAATAGGTGTTTGATTTGGTTTAACTCTGATATAAGTTTCAGGATAGTTCTTACCTAATTCCTTTGCTGTCTTAAACTCAACTGTGATATCTCTACCACTAATTGGGTCTGTTAAATCACCATAGTCTGGGTCTGCAAAGAAAGCAAGTAGTTCTTGATATACGGTTTTACCGAATCCCCAAAACTTAACTCCTTCTGATTCTTCACCACGAACTACAACGGGAACATAAGTTCTCATCTTAGGTGTTAAATCTTTTGATAAATTCCAATCGTTTCTATCACCAGTCGCCTTTAGTTGTTGAGCGAACTCTACTAATGGGTCTGCTTCACCATGTGTTTGGGGTGAAAGAATATTCTTACCACCAAAACCATAATGGAAGAAAAGTTCAATAAACGGATTGGATTCGTTGTGGATGTAAGGTACTATTCTTACTTGCTGTTTGCCGGGCTTCGGCTTCCAAAGGTTATCTGTTTTAGTTACCTTTGTCTGTAGACTGTCTAGTCTGTTTCGGATTGCATTTAAGTCAATTGCCATAATTACTCTTTTTTAGTTATTAATTATTATTATTTAAACAAATATACGAAAACTATTTCTAATTTCCTAATTATATTTCATTTATTATTTTTCAACGTTAATTTAAACCCATACGTTGACCTGGTCTTAATTTTTTATAGTGGATTTAAAACCACCGATTATTTATTTTACTAAGGGCGAACTTTACGCCAATTCTAAATAATCAATATATCTGTAAGGTTGAAAGAGTACATCTCTCAATCATTACTTTGTAAATATACAACATTAATTCGGATATTCCTAATGTTTTGTTGTTTTTTTTAATTTATTTTTTTATACCGTTACCCAAACACTTTAAACATATTTTTTTAAGAGGTAAATTCACTGGGATTGTGTCTTTACAATATATACATTTAGACCATTCTGATTTATCTATGCCCATATAGTTCTATTTAATTAACGTTAATTATTCTGAAAAGATGTGTCTTCATTACTTTATACCCATCTCCATCAGTAAGAATCATAGAATTTTTGTAATTCTGCCAATCTACTTGGTATTCGTTATCTACTTTACCATTGTTTAAGTCTAATATCAAACTGTTTAATGAATTAATAGTGTATAGTGTGTTACTTTCCTGCTTTCGATGTACCATTATAGTACTTGGTAAAAACTCTGAATCTGCATTTGGTATTATATTATAACTTATCACCAATTCTTTGGAAGGGTCTAACTTTAATATGAATATCTTTCTACTGAATATTTCATGCTTTTTAAATATAGTTTCTAATAACCCCTCAAATGAATTCTCATCGGTAAAGCTACATAATAATTGCGTTCTCACTCATTCTCTCCGTATTAATTCAATGTGTTATCTTTGATATAATTAATATCCACTACTTTTGAACCTTCTATTACAAAAGATGCCCCAAGTGTACTATTAGTTCTCATAGCTACCATATTATATTTAGGTGTTTGTGTTTTTGAATCCAAATGACTTAACATAAGACAAGTAATGTTCATATATCCTTTTGTAGCACCACCATGAATACCCTTTTTATCTTGCTGCGAACTATCTATTATGAGTACATGCTCAGGCATATCGGTAAATGCAGATACACGCTCTTCTACAAATTCTTTACCTGTCTTTAAGAAACTCCAAGCAGTTCCACTTCCATCTGGTTTTAATCCAAATACTTTTACTAATGGTAATGATGTTCTTCCAAAGTACATTTCCTTTTCTAACGCTAACATATCTGTAAACAATGTTTCTAAATCTTTCTTTTGAGCAGATACTCCACCTAACATTTGATTTATACAATAATATGCTTTTGTGTTAGCCATTAACTTTCTAACCAAATCTGGAGTATATTTTTTAGTTACAGGAAATGTACTAGCTCCTACTGTCGTTATACCTGGCTTTGCTGATTTCGATAAAACTTTTTGAAATTCTGATTGAACATTTGAATATACCAAATTCATAGCGTTAGCATCTTTAGCTATTGCCTCAATTTTATCATCTAAGCTTAATTTACCCTTTTTCTCTAAAAGTAATTGAGATTCATTAAGATACTTTTTATCCACTTTAAGTTTCAT